ATTTACCTGGGTGCCATTTCTTGTCTTTTCCTATGTACTTTCCTGCTGCTCCACTTAATATATCCCAACGATGAACAGAAGGATAATAAGAAAAACTATTCCAGAGCTGTAGTTCATCAAGTCGTCTTGTGGGCACTCCGGATGCATCAAATCCCTGTTGAATAAACGCGCTAATTGGTAAGCGATAAAATACTGCACCGTTTTCCATAATAGCATGAAATAATATAGCACGACCTGCAAGAGCGCTAAGACCAAACACAATGCAGTCTTCAACTTCTCCGTGATGTTTTTTACAGTCATATAAATACTCTCTTCTTATCTGTGCATAGGTTGCTGGTATGTTTGCATTTAAGTAAGCCATAATTATTCCTCATTTATATTACCCCAATTTGGTCCCGATTCATAGTCTACTTTGTTCTTAACCATTAAAGGTATTGCAGTCTCCATTGTTTCTTGAACCATGATCCGTGTTGCTTGGTCCTTGATTGATACACAAAGCTCATCGTGTATCTGAATGTGAGGGACTATACCTTTTTCATACAACAAGACCATTGCCTTTTTTGTCATATCCGCAGCTGACCCCTGTATTAATCTATTTAAAGCTTTATAAGTAAATGCAGGAGTAAAATATTCTTCAAACGAATACTGTCTTTCTTTTTCTGTATACTCTTCAATTTTCTTTTTAGATTTTTCATTAAATTGTAATTTAAATCTATCCCAAGCTTCTTTTTTTGATAGTAGTTTAGGAGAAACATGATCTCCTTCATATGTAATTGTACCATCTTTTTGTTTTATTTCTTTGGCTTTAGGATCCCATTCTTCAAACTTACGTAGTTTATTGTTCCATCTTTTATTAACGCTTTCATATTTATCAAATCTACAAAACCTATCTTCAAGAGTAAAAATTAATTTATTATTTTTAGCAAAACTCATTAGACCATCTGATAACTTTTTAACAAAGGGGACTTTTCTATGGTAAGTATCAAACAAAGTTTTTGCTTGAGCTGTATCTAAATTTAACTCTGCTGCTAGTTTACCTTTACCCATACCATAGAATAAACCTAGATTAATTGTCTTAGCTTGTTTTCTAGATATGTTAGCCATGTCAGCTACTATTTGGTGAAAGTCAGCTTTAGAATCATCAAATTGTTTTTTTAATTCATTACCATCTTTTTCATTCATTATCTTCTTTATTGCGTAATGCACCACAATCCTTGGTTCTTGCTGAGAATAGTCAAAACTACCCCATGTATGGCCTTCCTCAGGGATAAATAACTCCCTCATCTTCTTTCCTATATAACCTTTAGAAGGTATCTGTTGTAGGTTTGGATTACTCATTGAGAATCTACCGGTCACAGTTCCTCCACCATCTCCTCTGATTTGGTTTATATCTGCATGAATTCTACCCTTGTAGACATATCCTTTCAAACCTTCGATAAAGGTATTTACAGCTTTGTCTGCCTCTCTTGCTTTTGAGACCATTCTTAAAAATCTATCTTCATGTGTTTTTAAAAAGTCTTTTGGAAGTTTAGGCATTCCTGATTTAGGTGTTTTTTCAAATTTTGTTATCTTCCTATTATCTAATAATTCTTTAATGGAAGTTGCTGCCCATAATTGAAGATCTAGCTTTGTATGTTTTTTTATTATTTTTAAAAGATTATCTCTTCTAAGTGTCAATCTTTTACCAAGACGTTCAAGTTTTTGGGTATCTATCCTAACGCCTTTAAATTTCATGTCAACTAGACAAGGAAATAATCTTGTTTCTAATTCAAATATATTTCTACATGTATACTCTTTATTGTCTTCAGGTTTTATGTATAATACTTCATCTAATTTTTTATTAAATAAATTCCATAGTTTTAAAGTTAAGTCTACGTCTTGTTTTGCATAATCTTTTACTACACTAGAAGGTAATTTGTGCATGTTAGACATTGGATCTTTTTGTGTACCATATGACCATGTCAATGTTTTTTCTTGTAAATCATATTTGTATTTATTTTCGTTAAGAAAATCTTTGGCCAAAGCATCTAATCCATATTTAAATCTGTTTTCATCAATTACAGAAGCAGCTACCATTGTATCTAACAATCTTCCTTTTAACATCTTACCTGTTGTTGCTCTTAACCAACAAACATCATAGATTGCGTTATGAAATACCTTTGCAATCTTATCGTTTTGTAAAAGTTTTGTATTCATTTGATTCCAAAACTCTTTTAGTTCTTCTTCTGTATGGTTATCATCACTATGTTTTAAAGAAAAATAAACTGTATCTTTACCGGTAGCTACAGCTACTCCAGTAATAAAACCATCGTTTCTAACTGCACCTAAACCTTTTGTTTTAAGATTCGGATCGTAAGTTTCTATATCAATAGCTACTGTATCTACACCTTCTAAGTCTAGATCAATTGGATGTTTACACATTTTTATCTTCTTTCATTTTTTGAATTTCTAATTCACAGTAATGAATTATCTTCTCTAAGTCTTGTATACCATTTTTATCGATATATCTACAAACATATTTCACAACGCACCCCTGAAAAAAAGTAAGTCCGTTTTTTGAAATAAATTCGTATGGTTGAATCGGAAAAAATTTATAATGTGATCCTCCGATTTGTTTGTCTTGTGGGAATGCTTTGTCCCAATCATCGTTGTGTGTCATGTTTCCTCCTTTAAAGTTCTAAAATTTCTCTCCAATTGTCTTGTATCTTTGCTAAAGAATAACGAGCATCAAAAGAAGATCCTATAGTCCAACAATCTATTTTCCCTCTACTATAAGCAACATAAGCTAGTCTTGTTGCTTCAAAGCCTTTAGTTTCTGGATAGTATGTTGATAAATCTACTATTACATTATCAAAAGTTAATCCTTTTACTTTATGTATTGTATCGTGTTGAACTCTTGGTTTTTTAGTTGTGTCCATACCATTACTTAAAACTTTATTAATGTAAGGTATTTTACTAATTAATTTTTCATTTTTAGAAAGAGCTTCATGATTTAAAAGTTGAGAAAATCTTTCGAATTGTTTTACTTCTGGTTTCAAATAACCTGCAACTATAAGTTCCTCAACATTATAATCTTTATCAATTAAAGGTTTAAGTTTATCAACATCACCTAGACCATTAACTTTTACTTTTGATCCCATTAACTTCCAGTATTCTTTTACCTGTTGTTTAGAAACTTTATCATTCATAAAAGTTTTCCAATTCTTAAAACAATTAAAATGTTCTCTAGATACGTGAGCGCTACCTGATACCATTTTATAATCTATTCCATTATTTTGAAGAAATTCACTTATGCGTTCATGAGTAGGGTTACCTCTATAGGTAAATAAAAATGTTTCATTTGTATTTAAAATTTTATTAATTAAAACATCTTTTGCTTTACACCCTTGATTTAATCCAGGTATATAATATGATTTTCCAACAACATCAGTCGGAGTCCAAGTTCTTTCTGAATACCGACCATATGCATTCCACACAGGTGCAATAATATTTCTACATATTTTATTAATCGTTTGACCACATCTTAAACCTTCAGTAAGTTCATTGGCCTTTGCTTGTTCCGTGTTGGCTAATTGATAAAAATATTCAGGGTCTGATCCTGCATATTCGTGAATAGTCTGATCAGCGTCTCCTATAAAAATAAATTCTTTTGCATGTGTTGCTGCTTTTTGTAAAGCAGCTATCTGAGGTTTACTACAGTCTTGAGCCTCATCTACTATCAAAACATCTATATCAGTAGGCGTAACTGCATCAAATCTAAAATTATCTATCATATCTACAAAAGATATTCTTTTATGTTCCGGATTATTTCTGTATTCATCATATTCTTCTTTTAACTTTAAAAGTCCACCTGGTCCTTGAAGACGGTAGTTTTGATAACGAGATCTATCACAAAGAGCCCAATACTTTTCAAGTTCTTCTTTAGAAGTTAAATCATAACCTTTACCATGAGCGTGAGAAATAAACTCATAAAGAGGATGTTTATCCCAAGAAGTATTTTTTTTTACAATATTCATTCCTGAATGATCTTTACAAAAAGCCTTGTGATCTTCGCGTTCATATTTATTTATATTTACATACTCTGCTCTAAAATAAGAGTGAATTGTACAGATTTGATCTTGTAAATTTGTATCTGGAATACCTTCTAGTTCTGGTAATTTGTTTACGGCTTTTATAATTTCATCAGCTGCCGTATTTGTGTGAGATAAAATTACAATTCTATCCCAAGGATATTGTTTTAAAAAACTAGCATATTTGTTTTTCAACCATTTGTGAGTTTTACCTGTACCAGGAGGACCTGGAATAAAATTTGGAATCTTTAAACTATTCATTACCTGCACTGTCTCCAATATAGACAGATTCTCCTTCCCATATTAATTTATTATCTTCTATTTTTTCTCCATTTATTACCCAGGCAACACAAGATTTATCTTTGTATTTACCTTTATCTTTTTTACCATTTAAAATAGTTTGAACTTTGTGAACAAGATCTTGTCTTTTTAAATTTACTCTATTTTTTATTAATTCTTTTTCAAAATTGTTTAGATCAAATTCTATTCTTTGTTTTTCTTTATTGTAATAAGGCAATTTATAAACAGCTAACTGTTCCTTATCTGTATAAACACCTTTCGTATCTAAATAATCTAAGAAAAACATTTTAAACCTAGAGTCTTCTTCTGCTTCTTTTACGTATTCTTCTGACTGTTCTCTGCTGTAAAATTTAGACATCATTATTTCTTCAAATTCTTTTGGTGTCATTCTAGGTATCCATACTTTTGCTTGACTCATAGCAATGTCACAAAACAATTTTAAATTCATAAGCGATTCACCATCAATCCAAATTTTTTTCTTTGTAGTTTTTAAACCAGCTCCATCTACATTTTTTTCTGGTACATTTAAATGTACGTAATATCTGTTTGCTCCATACTCTTCTATCTTTTCAATAGTTTCTTTCGATACTTGTAAAGATACATCTTTAAATAAACCTATCCAATTAAATAAACTTGTTATGTTTTTATGACTGTAACCTGTAATTTCGTGAATTTTATTTATTCCAAATTTTCTAGCTGTGCCTCTACTTGAACTTCCTTTCTTTAATCTTTTTGCTAAGTCCTCATCATCTGCGTGTTCCGCGATCCGAGATACAAAATTATTTATTTGATCGTCCGTCCAGTCTGAATGCTTAACTAAAATCCCTGCAATCGCAGTGCAATAATCATCTCTGGCTCCTGTACTAGGATATATAATTGTAAGTGCCGCAGATAAAGCAACTTTACCTACATCTATAGATAAGTTTCCTTGGTACTCTCTTATCTCTTCAAACTTTTCCCATCTTACATTTGTTTTTGATTTACTATGCAAAGAACCTGGAACTATAGTATATCTTTTTTTCTCCGTTCTTAGTTCACATATCATTGAACCATGTGGAAAGTCTTTAAAATCTTTTTCAAATTCATCTGGTAATTTAAATTGTTTAAATGGTATTTGATTTCTATTAGTCCAAAGGTAATGACTTGTTGGATTACCTTCTCTTCCAAAAATTGCACCACAATCTTTAACATAATAAGGAAGAAATCTTTTTACAAATTCGTTATCTATATCTAAATCAACATCGTGATCTAATCTTAATGCTATCTCTGCTGTTTCGTGATCCCTGTTCCATATATCTTTCTCTATTTTAAAATTCGGGTCGGTGTACTTTTTTACTTTAGGAGTACCCTTGAGACAGGGTATAATTACCCTTCCTAACTCTAACCAATCTATATAACTTATAGGTCCTTTATTCATTTTATATTCTTTATTAAATTAAGAGTGGGCGGTATCCACTCTCGCTTCTCCGCCCATCCTGCAGGAAATTATAAACTAAATTCTTTTTTAGCTTCTTTATTTTCAGGTTTAGCTTGTACTTCGCCTTTGCCAACACTGACTGCAAAGCTTTTAGCCATATCATAGATAGATTTATCTTTGACAGGACCAACCTTTGACACATCCCAACCAAACCAAGTTCCTTTGTCATTAGACATTTGAACTGTAGATAGTTTATAAATGTGGCTATAAGTTGGCGGTGTAAATAAACCGTTAGCACCTTGTAGTTTTAAACCCATCATCATTGAGTTCCATTTTCTACTAACTTTAAGTTGAGTAGACTTCATAGAAATCAATGCAGATTCTGGATTATCACCTACTACAAGTACAAAATGATTAGCAGTATTTTCTAAATAGTTACCATTAGATAATCTATCTTTATATGATTTATCTCTAGTCGTTTGACTAACGATATCACTATCTGCATCATGAATTGCAACAGGTGCACCTGTGCTGGTACCTCTGTCTTGCCATTCAACATATTGTCTTTTGTAATGACACGGCACAACATTTAAACTGTCATACAGTTGATTTGTTACTGTGTTCATTATCTTGCCAGGTTCTGCGCCTTCGACATATTTACCATCTCTTTTGTTTACCTCTGGAGATAGTTGGCCCAAAATTTTTAAGAATGGTAACGCAAGATCTTCTTGCGAGATATTCTGGGCTCCTTGTTGTGCATCAGCTTCAAAATTTACTGTAGCTAATGCTCCTTCTTTTTTAGTTGTTACATCGTTCATGTTACTTGTTCCTTTTTATAGTTGTCTTATTCTCTGAGAATACCCCAAAGATTTCCGTTGGCATTTCTTGACCTGCCTCAATACGCTCACGGACTAGCGCTTTCAAAGTCATGGGCTCAACCTTCATCTTTTGTGTCGGTTGAAACCCTTGACCTTTCGCAAGTTCAGCATAATCTGCTGCCTTGTTATCCTCGTTACGACCAAATGATACCAAGATCTCGTTCTTAATAATATCACCTAGTCCATTGTCCCGAAGCCAGTTAAACGCCGCTTCTTTATTTGCTTCTGTAATAGTAGCACGATACGACGTTGAAACTTTAAGATGTGATCCATCTTGTAGTTTTAATTCTGCTAAACCCATTTCGGACATCATGGTGGGAATAACCTCACCTGATATACGTTGGTATTCTTTTTTTAAATCTTTAATGTTATTTTCACTTGCCTCTATTCTTTTGTGCAAACCCTCTAACATTTGTACTTGATCTGCAAGAGACTGAATGTTTTCAGTTTTACTCATTGCATCTTGTTGGTCTTGTTCAAAATTAATTGTCATCTATTTCTCCTTTCTCGTATAGATTAATCTCAATAGGATAATA